GCCTTTATCCATTCGTACAGCCCTTTAAACCAATCGTTGTAGGCATATACCCATTTGGTAAAAGTTTTATCGGTATTAAATGCAACCGAAACGGGGAATTTATACGGATTGTTTGGCTGAAAGCGGTTGTACACATCGTACTCATAAGCGTTGATGTTGAACCAATCGCCCACCACAACGTACTGGCAGTCGGAGTTCTTTATTCGCTTGTTTAGGAAGTTGCCCTTGGCAGCCAAGCGAGCCTCGTCACAACCAACATAGGAGAGGGCGAGTATTGATCCAGCCTCGCCCAAACGGCGGGCACGGGTAAAATGGTACTTCGAAACGCAGGTCTCAACGTGGTAGTAATCGTTGATAATATTACGCAGATACTCCCAGTGGTGCGGGAAGCCTTTCTCCTCCCACGAGTCGAGCCACGTTTGTATATTGGCATCCTCAATGGGGACACGCACCCGGTGCTTCTTGTCGCCATCGCCCTGAACCACCTCTTTGTATAACCTTGGCCCTTTGCCAAACAAGAAGCGAACCTGTTTTTTAATAACCTCGGGCAGCAACTTGTTTTCCGATACTACAGCAAAAACTTCCTGTGGGTAAAGGTTGTGGCGATCGCCCCACATTGGTACCTGCAGGTCGCCAAGTTGCAAACAGGCTTTTTCGTTGGCAAAACGGCTATATAGGTTTTGGTAGTCGATTGAAACGAGTTCCTCCCTCGATTCGACCCCCATAACCTCGAACGTTAGAACGCCAACCTTTGGGTTGATGGCAAAACCACGATTGCCCTTTGTTACTTTTACTTGAGTATCCATATTAGAACCAGTTAACTTTTAGCCATTCATCGGATGGGGGAAAGCAGACCTGACGGATAAGCTTTTTCCAACACTGCTTTGGCTCGTCGGTATCCACATCGGTAAAGAATAGGTAGTGATCCTGTGAGTTTGCCAAGCCCTCCTCGTCGGGTCGTGCGGGACGCAAACGGCAGCGTTCAATTTTGCGTAGTTCGCCAGCCTTGCCAGTGGTGAGGTTACACTTAATAAAAACCAACCCAAAGGTGGTATTAGGCACTTTGGCTAGGTTACGCATTCGATCAATGGCTTTGAATCCTGAAATTTCCATCCTTAGTATTTTGATACAAAAAAAGCCCACCGGAGTGGGCTTAGAAAGGACAGGATTTTTTTGGGGTTTTAGTTGCTGGGTAATTTATTTTAAATAATGATTATTATAGTAGTCAAGTATATCATCGCTTAAGAAATGATTTGAAATATTCACACACGGCCTTTCAATCCCTCTCATCCTAGATAGCTCATCAAATATTTTTTTCATATCAGCACCAATTATGTCGTAGGGTTTACCCTGCATAGCATATACAATTTGGAGCATTAAAACTAGGTCGCTATCGCAATTTCTCGGGATAGTGCCGTATGGTATTATTCCTAATTCCATTGCTGCTTCGTGCAGGTAATTACACGGTTTTTTTGTTTGTGTCTTCATTTGGTTTGGTGTTATGGGGTTAGTTTTTGGGTAAATTTTTCGGACACCTGCCAAGTTCCGTCATTGCACGTTCGAGCATAACGTTTAGTTCGGTTTTCGATTCCTTGTCCTCGATAAAGAAGTTAACCTCAATGGCATTGGCTATGGCTAGGAAAATGTGTAGCGATGGGCAATACCTAAGGGAAAATATCCTCGATATATTTGACTGCAAAAAGCCAGTTCTTTCGGCTATTTGCTCTTGGGTTATGCCCTTATCCTTTGCAATGTGCTTTAGCATAAGCACTAAGGTTTTCCAGTGAGCTTCGTTTTGGGTTGTCATAATGTTATTCGTTTGAGGTTGAGAATTCTTTGTCTTTAAATAATTCGGCTAAGCCCGATATTTGCTTTAGCCTTAGCAGTTCATCGGCATCCATACCAATATGCTTCATAATCCAAGCATCGCTCATTCCGCTTTTGGTTAGTTCCGAAACGATATTTACCATAAGGTCGATATCGTGGCTACCTCTAGCCCTATTGTGGCGAATTGTTGAAGCCATTCGGTTGCTCACATCCTTTTCAATAACCACAACTGGCATCATTCCCTGTTCCCTTTCGTAGATATCCTTATGCTTAAGCATAACAGTATATCGGTGAAAGCCGTCAACAATTTCATACTTATCAACTGCCTCAAGATAATAGCATACTATAGGCATAGTGTACCCATCCTCCTTTATCGATTGGTAAAGAAGTTTCATTTCGGGAGGTGCCACGGCGTTAGGATTGTAACTATTAGCCTGAATTTTCTCAATTGGCACAGCCATTACATTATATACTGGTGATTTCATAATAACGCTTTGTATTTTTCCATTATGTTTTTTCTCCTTGCCATTTCATCCTTTGTTTGCGAGAAACCCATATACTTACATAGATGATCGTTCTTCATTATGGCTATACACATTCTTTTAAAAGTTGGAATATCCTTAAACTCGGCAATATCAATCTCATCAATGTACTCCATTCGCACGGGCAGTTTTGTTGTTTTGTAGTTTGTTAATTTGCCAACCTCTATCTTTACCCCAGCATCTTTGAGTTTATTAATTGTTTCGATGGATAAAACACCCCCTTTTTCGCGCCAAAACTTAATGCTGGTTGATAGTTTTGTAAGGTAGCTCTCTCTGGTTTCCTTGGGTAGGGTTTTTAGCAGGAAATACATATAACTCTCCCACGTGTGACCCTTAGGTAACTTTAGGTTTCTCCACCCCATTGCGGTAGTACCACCATAGATAGCAGTGAAATTTACTCCATTTACACGCCCAACCATCTTTGCCCAATTATTTGGATCTATAACCCGATATAGTTTCAAGCTCTCGGTTGCCCAATCATTAAACGGACTAGCCACCCTCATCTTGTCAATAGTTATTCCTGCCTGATAAAATAAATCGTACAGTTTGTTGTATGTCCACTGAAACTTCCCATTGGCAATCCAAACATCCTCGGTTGTCCAGTCAAAAACAGGGTAAGCATTGTAAACGTTCGTATCCATCTCTTTTGTCCATTCAAGCCCTTTATATTTTCTGTAATTTCTATCACTATAAATAGCACGCCAACGATTTAAGCTTTCCTGAGTTCTAATTCCTACTAAACAAGCCGTTTTAGTCGCTTTTTTGTGATGATGATACCAGGTTGTAAACTTTTCCTGAAACTCATAGTCCCACATTTCTTCTCTAAAGAATTTAAAAGTATGGTTGTCTTTATTAATGCAATTCACGGGCAGCTTCCTAACCCAAATATCTTGTTTTCCCTTATCCCATGGTACCCAATACGATTGATGCATTGATGTAGCGCAATGTGCCCTTAAAGGCAAACATATATGATAGGGCTCAATAATGTCTAGGTTTTCTGCCATCGTTTCTAAAACATAATCCGTACTCATTTGATATTGCGCTTCGTAATCAATATGAAATACTCCTATTTTACGGTTTAGTTTGTTATGCCGTATGTAATCAATGCAAAGGTTTAGTAAAACCCCGCTATCTTTACCTCCTGAGAAGGAAACATATATATTATCAAATTCATCGAACAGTAACCCAATGCGTTTCATCGCAGCATCATATACATTCATAACTTTTCTTTTAACTCTCTTATCGTTTTCTTCTTAAACTCTTCCAGTAGTTTGCCCTTATTGGCTACGTTGTCAATCATTAGTTTCTCTAACCCCACATCACCAGTAAACTCGGCAACCGTGCAGTCTCGTTTTTGCCCCTCACGATAAATGCGGTGTAGTAGCTGGTCGTGCAGCGCATAATCCCAATGCTTATCCCATTTAACCAGGTAATTATACTGCTGTAGGTTTAGGGCAAAGCTGTTTTTTTGCCAACTCAAAATCCTCAATTTTGGGTAACGTCTTTTTAACTCTTCCTGGCTGTCAATATACTTCGCAGCTACAACTATATCCTCGTAATTGTGCTCTGCAATTAGCCTATCGAGCATATCGAATTTCTCTGGCGATAAAGAGTAGTTGTGCTGCATCTTCTGCGTAATTTCAAGAAATATGTTATTACTCCTTAACTCCATAGTTTCATCGTCCAAATACTTCTCTTTTATCTCGTTATGCTCTGCCCTTTCCTCTTCGGTAAGGTTAAAATTTAACTGTAAATGATTAACCTTGGCATCAATGGAAAGGTCTGCTTCAAATATATACGGGTCAATTAAACTGTACAGGTGGTCAATATTATGATACCCATTAATCCACTCTCGCACCAATTTCCTATATCCAATACGCTTGGTCATTACCGTGTATTCGCAAAAAGTATTCTTAAACCTCGTTTCGCCCATCTTTAAAATTTTTGGGCTTAGGAACTCCATTTGCGACCATAGGTCTAATAGGTTTCTGCTTATGGGTGTTCCGTTTAGTATCAACTTATACTCTGCTAATGTACCTAGGTTTATAATCCGTTGCGTTCTTATGGCATCACTATTCTTTATCTTTAAACTCTCATCGCATATAATAAAAGGGCGATTTGCCTTTTTTAATTTATTGAGAATATCCAAATACAAGCCATCGGCACTGCTAAGGCTTTCGATACCAATAAAGTCGTGCTCCATTTTAAACCCGCCACACTTTTCAACCTCAGCCGGCACGGTTTCTTCTCTATTTGGTTGATTAATGGCCTGGTAGGGCGCAAGGT